GTAAAATCAAGATACAAAGTATGGCCTTCGGCCTATGCCTCTGGTGCTCTAGTGCAGTGTCGGAAGAAAGGTGCGGCCAACTGGGGTAACAAAAGCAAAAAATGAGAATAGGTGAATTACTAGCAACCGACTACGTACATCCAGATGTAGAAAAGAATCTTAAGAAAGTGGAGAAGAGAGCCAAGGGTTCTAATAGAATGGGCTACCATTCCTCAATGGCTTATCCTTTCAGAGTAAAAGGTGTTGAAACCAAAGAAGCTCCGCCTGGAACATATTTTACAAGTACAGGCAATCTAGTAAAAGGTAAACTATCTACTGCGGCAAAGGCAAAAGGAGCCAGGGAAACTGATCCTATGGATAACAAAAGATCCAAAGTACCTGCTGTCACCCAAACCAATGAAGACAAGCACGGCAAAGCTGACTTCAGACTGACAAACGGTGAATATAAAATTCTACAGGCAGATGACAACAAGTTAACGAGGGGACTTGCGATCAGGAGCAACAAAGACGGCAGTTACGACAGCTACTACTGGTACGAAGATCCTAGCAAACCAATGGAGATCGAAGTAGAAGTAGACGGTAAGTCGGTAGCCAAGGATGCAAAAAAAGTACACTGGAAATATCATCCGGAGTTAGCGGAAAGCTGGAGCAATAAATACAAGAAATCAATCAACTGTTCAAGTCCAAAAGGGTTCTCACAGAAGGCCCATTGTGCAGGTAGGAAAAAGTAATGAGAATCACAGACATAATCACAGAGAAATGTTGGAAGGGCTACACAAAGAAGGGCATGAAGACCATGTTCGGCAAACGTGTTCCCAACTGTGTCAAGAAAGAAGATGTTGACTTCTGTGTGAACTGTGGTAATCTAGTTTTCAATGAATCACTGAATGAGGACCTCAAGAAATGGTTCAAGGACAAATGGGTACGTTTTGGTCCAGATGGAAAGATCAGAGGTGACTGTGCAAGGGGTTCCAGCAAAGAGGGTAAACCTAAGTGCCTACCAAGAAGCAAAGCGAACGCACTGGGCAAGAAAGGCAGAAAGTCAGCCGCATCAAGGAAACGTAGACAAGATCCAAAAAAGAACAGACGTGGTAAAGCCAAGAACGTTGCTACCAAAAAGAAATAATTTGCATTCCATACAAATCTGTTATATACTTGTTGGATAACAACAGGAGAAACAAATGGCAGTAAGAAACTTCAATGACGCAGAAAAGCAAAAGCTAATCCAAATCATCTCACAAGGTTCACAAGTACTAGGTGAAGTAGATGATCTCAAAGGTGGATTAAGAGATACCGTAAAGGCAATATCAGAAGAGCTTGAACTTAAACCTGCACTAATCAACAAAGCAATATCAATCGCACACAAGGACAACTATAAAAACTTAACTGACGATTTAGACACACTGGAGTCTATATTAGTAGCCGCAGGCAAGTTATAGTGTTGAAGTTAATCAAATCATTTTGGTTAACAAGTTACAGGACAGACAAAACTGCTTTCTACTACGAACTAGTTTCGGTAGTATTCACGATAGTTGGATCTTGCATCTTGACTTTTACCTCTCCAGAGCCTAAAATGGCATATGTGTTTCCGATATATCTTATTGGATCAATAACACTTGCAATAGGTTCTTACAGGAGGAGAATCATCTGGACCACAGTACTGGCAAGTTGGTTCACTATAATGAACGTGATAGGCAACATAAGAGTATTTTTTTAAATGGGAACAAGTATAAAAGAGTTTTGGAAGAACAGTTATAGATCAGACAACACTGCTTTCTATTTTGAGATGATTAGTTTCATATTCACAGTTGGAGCAAGTATGACATTGGCTATAACAGCCAGCGATCCTGACATGACCATAGTGTATCCAGGATTCTTTATAGGAGCAGTCACACAATGTTATGCATCATTCAGGAGAGGTGCGGCATTTGTCATGATGATCACAGGATATTTTTCAATCATAAACGTCTATGGTTATGGCGTTGCAAGTTATTGGTGGTAGTATGAGTTACATAGATGCATTATACAAAAAAGACGAGGACAAGATATACGTCGTAGAACGTGATCCCAAGAAGGGTCGTGTGTTCGTCGAGTATGACGCAAGGTATGTGTTCTACTATGAGGACGCAAGAGGCAAACACAGGTCAATGACCGGTGCACCTTTACAGAGAGTCCAGTGTGCAACGCAGAAAGAATTCATAAAAGAACAAAGGATTAGATCCAACAAAACTCTGTACGAGCAAGACATAAATCCTGTGTTCAGATGTTTGGAAGAGAACTACTTAGGCAAAGAGACACCTAAGTTGAACACAATGTTCTTTGATATTGAAGTTGACTTTGATCCTGAGAGGGGTTATTCAACAACAGATGATCCGTTCATGCCCATAACTGCCATAAGTTGTTATATGAGCTGGACGGACCAACTGGTCACATTTGCTGTGCCACCAAAGACCATTAGTATGCAAGACGCAAAAATACTAACTGCTAGATTTGACAACACAATGCTCTTTGAAAAAGAGAAGGACATGCTAGATGCATTTTTAGAATTAGTGCAAGACGCAGACATACTGTCAGGTTGGAACAGTGAGGGTTACGATATTCCGTACACAGTAGGTAGGATACAGAAAGTATTGAGTTCAGACGACACAAGACGTCTTTGTTTTTGGGGTGAAAAACCTAAAAAGAGAATATTTGAAAAATACGGCAGAGAACAGTTAAGTTTTGATCTTGTTGGCAGGGTACACTTGGATCTATTGGAGTTATACAGAAAGTACACATACGAAGAGAGACATTCGTTCAGGCTAGATGCAATAGGCGAGCATGAGTTAGACGAGAGGAAAACAGTCTACGAAGGTTCACTAGATAACTTGTACAAAAATGACTTTGGATTGTTCATAGAATACAACAGACAGGATACTGCACTGTTGGCCAAACTGGAGAAGAAACTGAAATTTATCGAACTTGCCAATGAGATTGCACATCAAAACACTGTACTACTACAAACAACAATGGGTGCAGTCGCAGTAACAGAACAAGCAATCGTGAACGAGACGCACAGACGTGGCATGATTGTCCCAGGCAGGAAGTACAAGAAAGACGGGGAGGAGAATCAACCGGCGGCAGGAGCCCACGTGGCAACACCACAAAAAGGAATACATGATTGGATAGGATCTGTTGACATCAACTCACTGTATCCAAGTGTTATTAGAGCATTGAATATGGGACCGGAAACAATCATAGGACAGATAAGACCTGTGATAACATCTGCAGAGATCAACAGAGCCAAACATGCAAAGAAATCATTTGCGGCGGCATGGGATAGTCAATTTGGCAGTTGGGAATATGTTGCAGTAATGAACCAAGAGAAAGGCACAGAAATTATAGTGGACTGGGAAGACGAGACCAGTGTGAGAATGAGTGCGGCACAACTGTATGAGATAGTTTTTGATGGCAATAACAAATGGATGTTGAGTGCAAACGGTACGATATTCACATACGAATATGAAGCAATCATTCCAGGGTTACTAAAACGTTGGTATGAAGAAAGACAAGAGATGCAAAGGAAAATGCGTGATTGTGGAGATAACGAAATTGAAAGAGAATATTGGGACAAGAGACAGTTGGTAAAGAAGATCAACTTGAACAGTCTGTATGGTGCAATCTTGAATCCAGGATGTAGATTCTTTGACATGAGGATTGGACAAAGTGTAACACTCACAGGAAGATGCATCACGAAACACATGGCAAGTAAAGTGAATGAAACAGTTGCAGGCAAGTATGATCACAAAGGTGAGAGTATTGTGTATGGAGACACAGACTCTGTTTACTTCTCAGCATTCAAGACACTGCAGAAAGAGATAAAAGAAGGTGCTATACCATGGACCAAAGATTCCGTTGTAGCACTGTACGATAAAATAGCAGAGGAAGTGAATGGATCATTCAAATCATTCATGACCAAGGCATTCCACACGCCAAGCACACGTGGAGAAGTTATTGCGGCAGGTAGAGAACTTGTTGCATCAAAAGGATTGTTCATCACAAAAAAAAGATATGCTGTATTGTACTACGACAAAGAGGGTAAACGTACAGATGTTGATGGCAAGGATGGTAAGATGAAAGCAATGGGCCTCGATCTTAAACGTTCAGACACACCTGTATTCGTACAGGACTTCTTGAGTGAAATACTGTACATGGTACTACAAGGAAAAGAAGAGAAGGAAGTACTGAAAAGAATAAGTGAATTTAGAGCAGAGTTTAAATCAAAACCAGGTTGGGAAAAAGGTTCCCCGAAGAGAGCAAACAACATGACCAAGTACACAGCGGCCGAAGAAAAAGCCGGTAGAGCAAACATGCCTGGACATGTTAGAGCAAGTATGAACTGGAACAGATGCAGAGAAATGTACGGAGACAAGTACAGTGTGACAATCACAGATGGTGCAAAGGTTATTGTGTGTAAACTGAAACAGAATCCATTAGGCTATACAAGTATTGCGTACCCTGTGGATGAGATGCGTATACCGGAGTGGTTCAAAGATTTGCCCTTTGACGGAGATGCCATGGAAAGCACAATACTAGATCAAAAGATAGACAACCTAATTGGCGTGTTGGACTGGGACGTGCAAAGCACTGAGACCAGTAATACATTCAACAAGCTGTTTGAATTTTAAATAATGTTATGTTAAGCATAGAAGAAATAAAACTATTAATTGAGAAGCTAGAAAGAGTCAAAGAACATGATCTCAGTAAGATACTTGATTCAAATTTGAAAATTTTGAAAGATGTCGCAATGGCCATTGACGCAAACAATAGCGAAGAGATCAACAGGTTGGGTAAGACAACCGAGTGGTTTGCAATGGACTTAGAAAAGAAAAAAGATATTCCAGTGGTTGACCCTTTACTTTACGATAGGGTAAGAGCAAAGATTTTTCAGTTCAGTAGATCTGCTGTGTACAACAGTCTGGAGATAGGTCCAGGCAATGGTATGTTTTCAAAGGACTTTAGGGCATGGAGATTGAATTACTTTCTAGATGTGCTACCAGAACTAGAGGCAAAGATAAGAAGGAGATTCAGACCGGGCGGTCAGAGACACCTAAGGTTCTGCACAACAAGAGATACCCAGTGTGCTACTGTACCACAGGGCAGTTGTAATCTTGTATTCAGCTGGGACACATTTGTGTTCTTTACACAAAATCACGTGCAACACTATCTACATGACATAAAAAGAGTTCTAATACCAGGCGGCTATTGTTTCATACAGTATGCCGATTGTCACTTTGATTATGATCTTAAAGAAGCACAACGTGGATATTGGAATTACAACACCAAGACAGCCATGGAAAAAATGATAAAAGAAGAAGGCTACGAAGTTGTAGAAATGAATCAGTTCCGACCCGGAGCCAACTACGCCATATTCCGTAAACCTGGTAAACAAAATCCTGTAACATACAAAGTTTCTGAAATAACACTAGACTAAGACCTAAATATCCTATACAATAAGAACATTATGATAGACATCTTAAAAGACATCGTTAAACACACGCATGGATTGGGATTTTTAGATCTT